AAACCACCCGGTTCCCCATTTGGACAATAAATCCACCCGTTTGAAAAGGCATCCGCCAATCAAACCCGAATCAAAGAGGTTCTGACATGCCCCGTGGAGGCTATAGACCGGGCTCAGGGCGCAAGAAAGAGCTGGCGAAGCCTGCGCCACCTGCGGCCGAGGTTGCTGCGACCGTAGAGGCGCCTGCGGATGACGTGCCGGCGACTACCAAGACACCCCTGCAGTACATGCTGGACGTGATGAACGATCCTGGGGCCGACGAAAGGCTGCGCGCTCAGATGGCTGTGGCTGCAGCCCCGTACATGCACGCCAAGAAGGGCGAGGGCGGCAAGAAGGATGAGAAGGCCGACAAGGCGAAGGCTGCTGCTGGCGGAAGGTTCAAGCCTGCGCCGCCGCCGCTGAAACTGGTTGCGAGGAAGTGACATGCACGAAAAGCGCTGGGGAATCCTTAGCAGGATCGAGTTCGATGACCCTGCTGACGATGTGCTGGTTTTGCGAGTGCGGACACCAAAAGGAACTGGCCGGGTGGCGCATGGTTGCGCGCTCGTGTCGGTAGAGGCGGCAGAAAGCCGCCAGGTTCTTGCGTGGGCAGTGCGCAAGGCGCGCACGGCGGCATCTAATTTCCGCGCCAAGCACTCGGCATAAATGCCCGAATGGACGACCGCATGCCCTGACTGGGCGGTGCGGTTGCGGGCGGGTGAATCGATCATCCCGCCGCCGATTTTCCCGGAGCAGGCAGCGACCGCCCTAGCCGTTTTCAAGGAACTGCGGATCGTCGATGCTCCGGGAAGCCCGACATTCGGGGAGTCCTGCGCTCAGTGGGTGTTTGATCTGGTGGCGTCGATATTCGGCGCCTACGATGCTGAATCCGGCCGGCGCCTAATAACAGAATGGTTTGTTCTGGTGCCGAAGAAGAACAGCAAGAGCACCATTGCTGCCGGCATCATGATGACTGCGCTGATACTCAATTGGCGCCAGTCGGCAGAGTTTTCGATATTGGCTCCTACCGTCGAGGTTGCCAATAACTCGTTCGGCCCGGCGCGGGATATGTGCTCCGAGCGGTCGGACGAAGAACTTGCCGCGCTGATGCACGCGCAGACGCACGTCAAGACCATCACGAACCGGGAAAGCAACGCCAGCCTGAAGGTATTGGCGGCGGACTCAAACACGGTCGGCGGCAAGAAGGGCGTAGGCACCCTGGTTGATGAGCTTTGGCTGTTCGGCAAGGTGGCGAACGCCGAGAACATGCTGCGCGAGGCTACGGGCGGCCTGGCGAGTCGGCCGGAAGGCTTCACCATATTCCTGACGACGCAATCGGACGACCCGCCGGCCGGTGTGTTCGCCCAGAAACTGAAGTACGCGCGGGACGTGCGGGACGGCAAGGTACATGACCCGCGCTTCGTGCCGATCATCTACGAGTTCCCGGAAGACATGATCGCCGCCGGGGAGCACCGCAAGCCGGAGAACTTCGGGATAGTAAATCCCAATCTGAACTACTCTGTCGATAGAGAGTTCATCGACCGGGAGTTCAAGAAGGCCGAGAACGACGGCGAAGAGTCGATGCGGGGCTTCCTTGCCAAGCATCTGAACGTCGAGATTGGCCTGTCGCTTCAGTCAGACCGATGGGCCGGGGCTGACTTCTGGGCGGAAGCGGCTGAAGACGGCTTGACCCTTGATGGCTTGATGAAGCGGTGCGAGGTCGCCACGGTCGGAATCGACGGCGGCGGGCTTGATGACTTGTTGGGGCTGACCGTAACGGGCCGAGAGCGATCCACCGGCAAGTGGCTGATGTGGCACCACGCATGGGCGCACCGGATCGTTCTAGATCGCCGTAAGGACATCGCCCCGAGGCTGCTGGACTTTGTTGAAGACGGCGATCTGACCATTGTTGACAGCCCAGGCGATGACGTTCGGCAAGTGGCCGACCTGATCTGCCGGGTTCGTGATGCCGGGCTGTTCCCTGAGAAGCACGCCATAGGCGTCGATGCTGCAGGTATTGGGGACATCGTTGATGAACTCACCTCACCGGGGCGAGACATCACGCAAGACCAGATCGTCGCCATCAGCCAAGGCTGGAAGCTGAACGGCGCCATCAAGACCACCGAGCGCAAATTGGCCGGCGGCGAGTCGGCGCACTGTGGAACTCGCCTGATGAACTGGTGCGTAGGCAATGCCCGCATCGTCCAGAACGGCAATGCCATCTCAATCACAAAACAGGCTTCAGGCAACGCAAAGATTGACCCGTTGATGTCCACCTTTGACGCCAACTCATTGATGTCTCTGCGGCCTGAATCCTCAAACCACGAGCCGACTATCCGATGGCTATGAGCATCTTTGCGCCGCTGACGCGCGCAATGGCAGCCCTTCGGGTGCGCCGCGCCGACCCGCAGCAGCGCAGCGGGTTTGGGCTGTTCCGTGGCAATGCCGGGCCAGCGGTCACGCACGACAACGCGCAACAGGTGGCCGCGGTGTGGGCCTGCATGGACGTGATTGCATCCGCTCTTTCGTCAAGCGATTGGAACGTCTACGCCGGGGTTCGAGGGGCCAGCAACAAGAGCGACTTGCCCGACGACAACCTGCAGTACATCCTGAACACTCGGTTCAATTCCGAGATGACGGCTCAGGCGGGGAAGCGGGCGATAGCTCTAGCCGCTGTTGGGTACGGGACTGGGTATGCGGAGATCGAGCGCGATCTTTCTGAGCGCATCGTTGCCTTGTGGCCGATCAAGCCGGATCGCGTGGACCCGAGGCGCGATGCAGAAACCGGCCGGCTGTTCTATCGCATCAATCAGGAGATGGGCGGCGGCTGGGTTGATCTTGAGCCGGAGAAGCTGTTCATCGTCCGCGGCGCAAGCTTGGTTGGATTCGCTGGGGATGACCCCATCGTCCGGGCAATTCAGACCATCTCTACAGCTCTGGCCCTAGACCAGTATGCCGGCGGGTTCTTCGGCAACGGCGCCCAGCTTGGAACGGTGTTCACCTACAAGGGAAAGCTTGACGATGCCCACTATGAGCGCGTCAAGAAGCAGATCGAGCAACGGCATTCCGGCGTCAAAAACGCATTCCGATCTGGGTTCTTCGAGGGCGCTGGTGACTGGACGGTCAACCAGATGGGCATTGACGCCGAGAAGTCGCAGCTCGTCAACGTCAAGCATTTGTCTATCGAGGAAATCTGCCGATGGTTCCGTGTGCCGCCGCACAAGGTCGCGCACCTTCTGCGTGCTACGAACAACAACATCGAGCATCAGGGCTTGGAGTTCACCCGCGACACCCTGCGCCCGTGGGTCAAGGAAATCGAGCAAGAGGTTGACTACAAGTTGATCCCGTATCGAGGCCCGAAAAAGTTTGTCGAGATCGACACCGATTGGGCTGAGCAGGGCGACTACAAATCCCGCGCCGAAGCGTTCTCTACGTTGATCGGGTGCGGGGTATTCAGCCCGAACGTGGTGCTTCAAAAGCTGGGGGAGAACACCATTGGGCCAGAAGGCGACATGCGCTTCGTCAATGGGGCTGCTATCCCGCTGGATCGAATTGGTGATGCCTACGAGGCGGCCAATGCGCCGGCAGAGCAGCCAGAACCCGAGCCCCAAGCGTCAGCCAAGCCGGTCGAGGGCGCATGGCTGGCGTCGATCTACGCACGGATTCAGCGCCGGGTAGAGAACAGGGCTGAGCATCTTCAGAAAGCAGGCCGACCGGATTGGCTGGCAGAGGCTCGAAGCTCAACAAGCACCTTCGCGCTTGAGCTGATGTCGGACATGGCCGACGTTCTCGGAGACAGGTTCACGACCGCGAACAAGTGGGCGCTTCAGGTGGTCAACGGCTGCGACCCGCAAGTTGCCGCGGCGGCGGCGATGACGGCGGAAACCACCGTGACGGACATCGTGGCAGAGGCGAACAAGGAAGTGACATCGAACCTTGCCGCGCTGAGCGGGAAGTTTGAGCGCATGGCCGAGGCGCTGGCCGCGAAGTCAACAACTGTTCACGCCCACATCACGAATGACGTGAAGGCGCCTGATGTGCATGTGGCCGGGACTACGGTCAACGTGCCCGAGCAAAACGTCAGCGTGACCGTGCCCGAGCGGGCGGTGAATGTGAACGTCGAGCGGCCGGTAATGAATCTTGAACAGCCGATCAACGTCAACGTCCCCGAGAGCGTGGTGAACGTGAACGTCGAGGCACCGAAGGTTGAGATGCCGGCTCCGGTGGTCAACGTGCAGGCCGGGGATACGCATGTGACGGTGCCAGAACGTTCTATCACTGTTGAACCGGCTCCTGTCCACAACGAAGTCAACGTCGGCGCCCCGGTGGTCAACGTCCCGCAAGGGGCGGCCCCGGTGGTCAACGTCACGGCTCAAGCCTCCCCGGCTCAAGTGAAGATCGTCAACGAAGTGCAGCCGGCGGCTGTAGAGGTGGCCGTGCAACTGCCTGACAGGCACACGTCCAGCGTCATCGAGCGTGACAGCAAAGGCAACATCGTTCAGATGGACCACACCACGACGACGCTGCCGCCAGAAGAGGGAATCTGATGAAGTTCTTTGCGAAGGCCAACGGCAAGCGCGGCGAAATCTACCTTTACGAAGCCATCGGCGAAGGGTGGTTTGGCGGGATCACTGCCAAGTCATTCAGCGACTCGATCAAGGAACTCGGATCTGTCAACGCGCTGGACATCTACATCAACAGCCCCGGCGGGTCGGTGTTCGATGGCATCGCCATCTACAACCAGATCAAGCGCCACCCTGCCGCCGAGAAAACCATGCACGTCGATGGCATCGCGGCGTCGATTGCCTCGGTCATCGCAATGGCCGGTACCGAGATCCGCATTGCCGATAACGGCATGTTCATGATCCATGACCCTTGGGGCATGACCATTGGAACAGCCGCGGAGATGCGCAAGCAGGCCGACGCGCTGGACAAGATTCGCGGGACTCTGCTGGATACCTACGTCGCAAAAACAGGCGGTGACGCCAAGCAGATCAGCCAATGGATGACCGACGAAACATGGATGACGGCCGACGAGTCTGTCTCCCGTGGTTTCGCCACAAAGAAGACCGCCGAGAAGGCTGTCAAGGCGGAATTCGCCATGCTCGACAAGTTCGCCAAGGTGCCGGATGCGATCCGCCGCCAGGCCGCCAGCACTGAAGCGCGCTTCGCACGAATGGACATGCGATTGACGCAACTGAATCGCGGCGCAAGTGCCGCAAAAGCGTAGCGGGCAGCACCGTACGCAATCAACCAAGCCGCCTCAGGGCGGCTTTTTCGTTTCCGAGTCTCGAAAGGACCATTCCATGACCCCCAAGAAAGTGAATTGGGCCGTTACTGCTGCCGCTGTCGCTGCCGCATTCGGCCTGCCCCTGTCTGCCTATGTCCGCGCCGATGCCAGCGAGCTGGAGCAGATGCAGAACCGACTGACCGAACTCGGCCAGAACGCCAACAACATCAAGGCCCGCGCGTCCGCTGAGAAGCGCGACCTGACCGACGACGAGCGCAAGGATCTGGATCAGATTTTTGCCGCGTTCGAGGAACTGTCGGCCGACATCGATCGCCACGAACAAGTGGCCGCGATGAACGCCAAGATGAACGCGCCGACCGGCCGCCGCACCGAACCGGAAGCGGCCGAGCCGAGCCAGAACGCCAGTCGCGCTCAGGTTGAGTCTCGCCGCGCCTCTCTTCCTGCCCAGGCCAAGGACCACCGCGAAACCGGCAAGTGGGGCTTCCGCTCCCAGGCCGACTACTTCGCGGCCGTGGTCAAGTCGAGCGGCAAGGGTGCTGTGCCCGATCCCCGCCTGATCTCGAACGCCCCCTCTACCTACGGCCAGGAAGGCGTGGGCGCGGATGGTGGCTTCGCGGTTCCGCCGGACTTCCGCACCGAGATCGTCAAGCGCGTCATGGGCGAAGACAGCCTGCTGTCCCGCACCGACCAGATGACGACCAGCTCGAACAGCATCACGGTGCCGACCGACGAAACGACCCCCTGGCAGACCACTGGTGGCATTCAAGCCTACTGGGAGTCCGAAGCGGGCCAGAAGACTCAGTCGAAGCCGGCTCTGACCGAGAAGACCGTCAAGGCGAACAAGATCATCGCCCTGGTGCCGATGACCGACGAGCTGCTGCAGGACGCGCCTTCGATGGCGGCCTACGTCAACTCCAAGGCGCCGCAGAAGATCGACTCGCGCGTGAACACTGCGATCCTGCGCGGTACGGGTGTGGGCCAGCCGCTGGGCTACCTGAACTCCAGCGCGCTGATCACGGTGGCCGCAACGTCGTCGCAAACCGCCGATACGGTGAACTTCAACAACATCGTGTCCATGTACACCCGCATGACCGACGAGGGCAAGCGCAACGCGGTTTGGATCGTCAACGGCGACGTGGAAGCGCAGTTGATGACGATGCAGTTCCCCGGCACCGGCACTGCGGTTCCGGCCTACCTGCCGCCTGGTGGTCTGTCGGTGGCGCCGTACGGCACGCTGCTGGGCCGCCCGGTGGTTCCGGTCGAGGCCGCTTCGGCGCTGGGTGACGTGGGCGACATCAGCTTCGTCGATCTGTCGCAGTACATGAGCGTCGTCAAGTCGGGTGGTGTTCGTCAGGACGTGTCCATTCACCTGTTCTTCGATTACGACATCACGGCCTTCCGGTTCGTGCTGCGTGTCGGTGGGCAGCCGTGGTGGAACTCGGCGATCACGCGCCTGAACGGCCTGAGCCGTTCGCCGTTCGTGACGCTTGCTGCACGATAGCCCTGATGGTCCCTTCGGGGGCCACTTCCAATTCCTGAAAGGTTCGAGATGAACAAGACTCCTTCCGAAATTGTGGCCGTGGTCGGCAACATCGACCCCGACGCCTACGCGCAGTCCACCGTGACCACGAACGAATACATCCCGCTGAAGAACTTTCGCCGCTACATGGCGATCATCCAAGCGGGCGACATCGTTTCCACCGGCACCATCGACGCCAAGCTCGTCACCTACACCGACGGCAGCGGCGGCGGGGCTGCTGATGTGACCGGCTCGGCCATCACCCAGTTGACCCAGGCTGGTACGGACAGCAACAAGCAAGTAGTCATCAACTTCGACCCGGCCAAGCTGGCGGGCGGCTCGATGACGCACTTCAAGCTGTCGGTGACGATGGGCACGGCTGGTGCTGACCTGAGCGCTGTTGTGTTGGGTCTGGACCCGCGCTACAGCCCGGCGTCGGACAACGACACCAGCACCGTTGACGAGATCGTCACGGCGTAATGCGGGCGGCCCCTTCGGGGGCCGTCTGCCCAAACGAAAGAGCGCATGAAGACCATCACATTCAACAGGGCCGTCGAATTCGACTACGGGTTTGGCGTTGTCACGCACAAGGCCGGCGATTCGGTGGCGGTTCATGAGGGCGGAGCAAATGCCGTCATGGACAAGGGCGGGGTGGTCTCCGTTCGCAAGGACAAGGCGCAACGCTGGCTGACTCGCGGCGCGGCTCAAGAGGGCAAGCATGACAACCCCGTGGAAAGTCCCGCCGATGTGGCAGGGGCAGACGGTGGCGGTGCTGGCGAGCGGGCCGTCCATGTCGCTGAAGGTGGCGCACGCGTTAATGTCCCGCCGCGCCCAGTGCCAACAACGGCGCCTGCCGGTCGCGGTCGCAAATAGAACCTTCCGGCTTGCGCCGTGGGCGGATCTGCTGTGCGCAGCAGATGCGGACTGGTGGCGAGCGAACCCGGACGCCAGATCATTCGCGGGCCTGAAGTTCTGTGCCGATGACTCATTGCAGTGGCCGGAAGTCCTGTCGCTACGGCATACCGGGAAGGTCGGATTCGATGACGACAAAGCGTGCATCCGAAGCGGCGGAAACACAGGCTATCAAGCCGTCCACATCGCGGCCCAGGCTGGTGCAGCCCGAATCCTGCTGTGCGGGTTCGACATGCGCCCCGGCCACTGGCACGCCGTTGACAGGGAAGCCGATGAACAGCAGTACGCAGAGTGGCGGCGCCGCTTCTCGACCCTTGCCGTGGCTCTTGCGGGGAGAGTCGAGGTGTTGAACTGCACGCCAGGGTCTGCTTTGGACTGCTTCCCGATGACGACGATTGACGAGGCGCTATGAACATCGAAGTCATCACGCAACCGACCGTAGAGCCTGTCACTGCGGCCGAGGCGTTCTTCCATCTCAAGCTGACCACCAGCCCAAGTGCGGACGTTTCTTCTGAGCCGCAGCTTGCCGAGGTGCAGCGCTGCATCGCGTCATCGCGGACCCAGTGCGAGCAGATCACCCGCAGAGCCTTCGTGCGGCAGACCCTGCGCATGACGATGGGGCCGATGCGTTCAGGCGAACGTCGAGGCTTGCAGTGGTACATGAACGGCGGTTCCGATACGTGGCAATCCGTCGAACTGCTGCGCCCGCCATTCATCGAGATGGTTCAGGTGCGGTACTACGACGACGACAACGTGCTTCAGACCGTCACCTATGACGAAGAAGTCCCGCCTGTGCCGTACTACGTGAGCAGCGGCCTTGTTCCAAAGCTGTGCTTCACCGACGCATTCACACACCCGAGCGTCTACCTGCGCGATGACGCCATCCAGATCGACTACGTGGCCGGCTATCCGATCATCGAAGCCGACCCCGAGGAAGACCCGCCGATTGTTGAAGACCTGATTGCCAATGTCCCAGCGAGCATCAAGCAGGCGATCCTGCTGGGCGTGCAACTCGAATTCGAGAAGCTGACGCCTCAGGAGCGCGAGGCCATCGAGAAGGCGCGCGACTCACTGCTGTCGAGTTTCAGGGTAGCAACGTACTGACATGGACAGCCGCGCACTGAACCGCCTAGTGTCGATCCGGCAGCGGGCCAGCGGTCAAGACACCATTGGCCAGCCGTCGCAAACGTGGAATGAGCTGCGCAGTGCATGGGCCAACATCTGGCACGGTTCTGGCGCTGAAGCGATCAAGGCCGACGCGACCGCTTCTACCGTCAAGGCGTCAATCCGAATCCTTCGGACTGCCGGCGTGGGCGTGACCGCTGGCATGCGCGTCCATCACGGGTCGGTGATCTATGACATCCGAGCGGTCCTGCCTGATGAGGTGTCGCGCGACAAGGTTCATCTAGTTTGTGAGGTTGTGGACGGCAATGGCTAACTTCTCCGTCAAGGTGGACTTGACTGGCGCACTGGCGCAACTCGACAACATCGAGAGTAAGGCGCTAGCAGCGGTGCGCCCTGCTGCGCAGGCTGGCGCTCAGGTGTTCTATGACGAAGTAAAGCTGAACGTTGGCAGGATCAAGCCCAAGACAGGAAACCTGGCGGCATCGATCTATCAGGCGTACAGCAAGGACAACAGCAACGAAACGCTGTCCACGTATCACATCAGTTGGAACGCACGCAAGGCGCCGCACGGGCATCTGGTGGAGTTCGGCCACTTCCAGCGGTTCAAGCAATACGTTGGAAGCGATGGCAAGTGGTACACGACAAAGATCCCGATCGCGCCGCGCCAGGTCGGCGCCAGGCCGTTCATCCGTCCAGCGTTCGACACGAAGAGACTTGCGGCGCTGCAGGCCGTTGAGTCGCGCTGGCTGGCCGAGGTAGACAAGACGCTATGAGCCTTGAGTCCGACATCTTCGACGCGCTGAAGGGCCTTGTCTCGAATCGAGTGTTCCCGGACGTTGCTGTCTTCGGGACGGCAACGCCGTACATCACCTATCAGCAAGTCGGCGGCAGCGCTGAGAACTTCCTTGAAAGCGTGTTTGTCGGCAAGCGCAACGCGCGCATGCAAATCAACTGTTGGGCGACGACGCGAGCCGCCGCAAATGCACTGGCGCGCAGCGTCGAAACCACATTGATAACCAGCACGGCGCTTCGCGCGTATGTGCTCGGCGCATTTGTGTCCACACACGAAGACGAACTAGTGCCGCCGCTGTTCGGCACCTATCAGGACTTCAGCATCTGGAGCTGAGTCCGAACTGAGTCTCCTGAGCCGCCGCAAGGCGGCTTTTTCATGGGCCGCCCGCAAGCGGCCCTTTTTTTGTTCTACCTGAAAGGTTGGAATCATGTCCGTCTCCCTGCCTAACGGCTCAATCATCGCTATCGGGTCAGCCGTTGGTTCGGCGAAGGCCACGACGATCCTGACCAACGCGAATCCTTGCGTTGTTACCTCTGCTGGCCACGGCTACACCGATGGTGACATCGTGATCGTCGTTTCCGGTTGGTCGCGCATCAACGGCAAGGCGTTCCGCGTCTCGCTGGACGAAACCGACACCTTCGCGCTGGAAGGGCTCGACACGTCCAATACGACCATCTATCCGCCCGGCAGTGGTCTTGGCACTGTGCAGGAGGTGACGACGTTCACCCAGATTTCGCAGGTGCTGTCCACGTCTTCGACTGGCGGTGAACAGCGGTTCCTGACGTACCAGTTCCTTGAAGCTGACAACGAAGTCGAGATCCCGACGATCAAGTCTGGTGGCGGTTTCAACTTCGAGGTCGGCGATGACCCGTCGCTGCCGGGCTACACGGCTCTTGCGGCTGCAAACGACGATCGCGTGGCGCGAGCCATTCGAGTGACGCTGGCGAACAACTCCAAGCTGTATTACGTCGGCTACGTGTCGATCAACAAGACGCCGACGCTGGAAGTGAACACGCTCATGCGCCTGTCGGGCTCGGTGCGGTTCCTGAACGAGCCCGTGCGCTACGCGAGCTGATCGACACCATAACAACTCAGGAGATTCCCAATGGCGAAGTTCAAGCTTCAACCCGATCCGACGTTCAAGGCCAAGGTCAAGATCCCCGTTGCTGGAGAGTCGAGGGCCGCAGAAGTCGAGTTCACGTTTAAGTTCCGCGGGCGCGATGAGCTGACGGCGCTTCTTGAGCGCAACAAGGTGCAGGACCGAGTGACAACCATCATGGAAATGGCGGTTGGCTGGGAACTGTCCGATGCGTTCAACGAAGAGAACATGAAGATTCTCGACGG